CAGGAGAGGGTTCTACCCCCCTCCGACATGAACATGGACGACGACGCCAGTTTCTTTTGGTCCTAGTGGACCAAAATGGGTGAAACTATAAATAAAGTAAAGTAGATGTACTCCGCGTCTTTATCAAGGAGAGAGAAATATGGCATTTCAAGTCAGTCCAGGCGTAAATGTATCGGAAATTGACCTCACAACCATAGTCCCAGCAGTTGCGACATCCCTTGGTGGAATTGCTGGAAACTTTGAATGGGGCCCTGCGAAGAAGGTCGTCTTGGTGGATGGTCCGAAGATGTTCAGGGAGACATTCGGAGAACCAAAGAACTGGAACTATGAGCAATGGTTCTCTGCTCATAACTTCCTAGGATACACCAATGCTTTGCAGGTGGTGAGGGTAGTTGGCGGCTCTGATTATGGTGGAGTTTCAGCGAAGAATGCTGTTGGCGGAGGAACCTCGACGGCACAGTTGGTATACAACGAGGATTATCTAAACGGGGATCATGCCGGAATCCTTGCTCGTTATCCGGGCGAGAAGGGCAACTCCTTGAAGGTTTCCATATTCCCAGGACCGGGCGGAACGGCTGTCGGAGCTGGATTCACCGCATGGACCAGTGGATCGGTTAATTATTATGCGAACTTCGGGTATGGTGGGGAAGGTGCTCCGGAGAGCACCACGAACATACAATTCCTCCAGGCAACTGGGGGTGCTACCACCAACGACCAGATTCATGTCTTGGTCATTGATGCTGATGGTAAGTTCAGTGGTGCGAAGGAAACCATCCTTGAAAGATTCTCAAACCTCTCGGTGTTCCCTGAGGCTAGAGCAGAAGATGGTTCCTCCAGATACTACAAGAGATACATAAATCAAAACTCGCAGTACATCTATGTCGGCGGCGAAGATCCGCCGGCTTCGGTTGCGAGTGACTTCACCAACCAGACTGGATTGACCTTTACCCTCAATGGATATGTGGTCAATTGGGGAACCACGGGAGAAAATGGAACTACCTACAGAGCTGGTGGTGCTTCAAGCTTCACCTTGGCGGGTGGTGTCGGACAAACAAGTACTTCCTTGGTAGTTGCCTATCCAGCATCAGATCCAGACGGATACAACTTGTTTGAAGATGTCGAGTCGTATGATGTGAACCTCATGATCGCAGGTAGTGTCACCGGTTCCCAAGCTTCTTACATGAAGAGCATCGTTGATGCAAGAAAGGACTGCGTAGCTTTCTTCTCTGCCGAGAACAAGAACGAGTTTGATTCGGAGACGAACAAGGTCACCAAGTGCCAGAACATCAAGTCCGATGTGGGATCCAGTTCATACTGCGTCATTGACTCTGGTTACAAGTATCAATATGACCCATACAACGACTTGTATCGTTGGATTCCGCTGAATGCCGACACAGCTGGTCTTTGTGCCAGGACGGAATACACCAATGATCCGTGGTTCTCACCAGCTGGATACAACAGAGGTCAGGTGAGAAATGTCATAAAGTTGGCATTCAATCCGTCAAAGACCTACAGGGATCAGATATATCCAGATGGAATCAACCCCATCATAACGACTCCTGGTGAGGGCACCATATTGCTCGGTGACAGAACTGCCTTGTCAAAACCAAGTGCTTTTGATAGAATCAATGTCCGTCGTTTGTTCATAGTTCTTGAGAAGGCAATCTCAACAGCATCCAAGTTCTCGTTGTTTGAGTTCAACGATGGTTTCACTAGAGCAAGATTCACAGGTTTGGTGACCCCCTTCCTACAGGATGTGAAAGCAAGAAGAGGAATATTTGACTTCAAGGTCGTGTGCGACACGACCAACAACACACCAGAAAGAATCGATAGAAACGAATTCTGGGCTGACATCTACATCAAGCCAAATCGTTCCATAAACTACATTCAATTGAACTTCATCGCAACCAGAACCGATAGTAGCTTCAATGAGTTTGGTGCTTGATTTGATATAAATAATGAAAAGAAAGTCTCAAAATAAGGAGAGAAAATGTCATTACCAAGTGTAGATCGATTCAAAAATACACTACTGAATGGTGGAGCAAGAGCAAATTACTTCTTGGTCAATGGTCCAGCTGTGGGTGGTGATCTCCCATATCTTTGTCGCGCAGCTTCCATTCCTGCCGCAACAGTGACCGAAGTTCCTGTCATGACTCCAGGTGGAAGAAAGATAGTCCTCGCTGGAGAAAGAACCTTCGAAGCTTGGACCATAACGGTGTACAACGACACTCAAATGATCATGAGAAGAAGATTCGAGGCGTGGCAAGCGCGGTGCGCTGGTTATGACACCCCATTGGGTGCAGATCCACTGGACGCTTATGGCCAGAGTGACTGGGTGGTCACTCAGTTGTCGAGAAGTGGAGGAGCAATGAGATCGTATCAGTTCTACAACATGTGGCCTTCCTCCTTGGGTGCGATCGAACTGAGCTTTGACGAACAAAGTAGCATAGAGCAGTTTGAATGCACAATGTCGTATTCCCACTATACGCCACTGGAAAAAACTCTTGGTAAGATTGACTCCAAGTTGGTATTTAATGTCAGCGTTGCCCTGTCTGGTGGTCTCGGTGGTGGTGGGGGCGTTGCTGCCGCGGTGAATGTCTTGGGAGGAATAAATGGAATAAATGCTGGTGGTGGTATTGCCGCGTCTTTTGGTGGTGATCTTCCGTCGGCGGTTCCGCCCTTTATTGCAGCGCCCTGATTGATTGATCTTTATCTTGTTTTATCCAAGGAAATGAAATGGCATTTGAATTATTCGGTCTGAAGTTCGGAAAAACTAGTCAGGAGAAGGAGGAATCAAAGTTAACATCCTTTGTTCCTCCTACTACTGACGATGGTGCTGTAGTAGTCGAAACGGGTGGATTCTACGGACAGTATGTTGATCTGGACGGATCCACCCGTAGTGACTATGAGTTGATACAGAAGTACAGGGACATGTCCTTGCATCCCGAATGCGAGACAGCTGTGGATGAGATAGTGAACGAGACGATAGTCTCAAGTGACAATGATGATGTGGTTCGAATAAACCTTGACAAGACGGGTTTGGACAAGGAGATCAAGTCCTTGGTGATCAAGGAGTTCAAGACGATCCTTGAACTTCTGAACTTCAACACCAAGGGATACGAGATATTTCGTCGTTGGTACATTGACAGTAGGTTGTATTTTCATGTCATAGTCAATCCGAACAATCTCAAGAGGGGAATAGTTGAACTGAGATACATTGATCCCCTGAATCTACAGAAGATAAGACAGTTCAACAAGGAGACTAGAGGAGATGGGACCAAGTTGATATCTGACACCGAGGACTTCTACATATTCCATAAGTATGTGTTTCCAGGTGGTCAGAAGAACTTTGCTACCGCTCCCGATGTCCAAGGATTGCGGATATCACCAGACGCCATCGCTGCGGTCCACTCTGGAATGTTTGACACCAAGAACAAGAGGATCGTGGGACACCTTCACAAAGCAATCAAGTCCCTCAACCAACTCCGCATGATGGAGGACGCGGTGGTAATCTACAGAATATCGCGAGCTCCAGAAAGAAGGATATTCTATGTGGATGTCGGAAACCTTCCGAAGCAGAAAGCAGAACAATACCTCCGCGACTTGATGAACAAGCACAGGAACAAGTTGATCTACGACGCCAACACCGGAGAGATCCGTGACGATCGTAGGTTCATGACGATGTTGGAGGATTACTGGATGCCTCGTCGTGAGGGTGGAAAGGGAACGGAGATACAGACATTGCCTGGTGGTCAGAACTTGTCCGAGATGGATGACGTCAAGTACTTCCAGAAGAAGTTGTATCGTTCCCTGAATGTTCCAGTCTCAAGACTTGAGAACGACACGGGATTCACCCTCGGAAGATCAACCGAGATCACTCGGGACGAGGTGAAGTTCACGAAGTTCGTGAACAAGTTGAGGACGAAGTTCGGTGAGTTGTTCTACGACTTGCTCGGAAAGCAACTCGTCTTGAGGGAGATACTGAGCAAGGACGAGTGGGAGAGGATCAAGACCGATGTTCACTTTGACTTCAAGCGAGACACCTA